TTAGAATCTGCGTGTACCACCTCCACCTGGTATTAATCGGGCAGGCGGCCTTATGTCACTAAAGCAAATCATGACACCGTCAGCGCGGTTCGGAGACAGTGCACCATCGGGTTGTTTATTCACTAAAATCTTGCCAGCACCATTCTTGCTATAGGTAGGCTGTGACAGCTCTCGTTTAAGTTGTTCAAGCTCTTGCTTGTTTATATCTTTGGTTGACAGTGAAATAAGACTATCGGGGTCATACTGCATTCCCTGCAAGGCTCGATAAGTATTCTGAAACCTAAGACGCAATGACCACCACATCTGGGCTTTAAGATTGGCAAAGAAGTCTACGTTTTTACGTGCCTCAACCATTTCCTGTTCCGGATTGTGTACTGCCCCTGATCCCCGAAATGGATTAGCTTCAATTTCTGGAATGCCTTTAGCTTTATTCAGCTCATTAATGACACGTGCATCACCACGCACACCAGCACCCAGACCATCTGCATCATAGAAAAATATATTCAGCTTTAAATCCAGGCATGCATCTATGGCTTTTTGAGTGGTACCAAAAATGTCATCACCAATACCAGACCAGGTATCTAAGTACTGCAGAACAATACCGTGACGCGCAGCAAACGAGTTTTTATCCTTGCCTTCATCCGCCACATCCAGTGCACCATTACGCTCACCAGAAGGCTCTATACCAAGCTTTATGTGAGCATCAACAGCAGCCTGCACCCATGCAGATGGTATCAATACCCCTTCTACTGAAGCAGCGTAATCAATATCAACTTCTTGGGCCAAAACAATGTCATCCAGTGTGGCCAGTTGTTTCTCATACCATGGATAAATCAGTTTGCCATCAAGTTCGACCTGCCAGTTTTTATCCGGATTATCACGCCAGGCCATGGTGAAAACGGCGTAACGGCCACTAAAACGATCCTGGTGAAACTTGTCACCAATACCATTTGGTGTTGAGCCTTTAATATGGACATTGGTGTTTTGTGATATTGCTGCATCTACAGCTTCCTGACGTTCTACAAATGCCCACTCATCCAGAAAGTACATTGTGGTCCGTCCACCACGGCCAATATTGTCTCCTGCTTCACCGGTAACCGTTGCACCGTTGTCTGGATTAATGATCCGCATGTAATTGTCATGCACTTTTTCAATAAAGCCCTTGGGCTTCATCCAGGCTGGCAGCTTGGAATACATATCCCTGAATTTATGAAGCAGTGTTTTTGGGTCACCCTTCTTGTCAACCAGATCCTCTTTTCGACTACCGACACCGCCAGCGAAACCTTCTACAAATAACCACCGGTGCAAGTAAAAACCCAATACAACATAGCTCATACCTTCATCACGGCTTTTTTCAATCAAGCCATGTGTCTGAGTACTTTCACGTTCAATTAACCAATCTACAAGTTCAACCTGACCGGGACGTAAAGCAAAAGGAATATTCGCTGGTAGGCCAAAAGGCATACCACGTGGATCATAAGTCCATACCCAATGGTTGAACCAGTGTGCCGGATCGTTTTTGCATTTATAGATTTCAGCCTGGATACTTAATTCATTCTGCTCTATCAATATCCGGTAGTAATAACGCCGTGTCATTTCCTCAATAACATCCGGCAGACGTACATTGATTGTCCACTCTTTAATTAGTGGCGCTATATCTTCAATTGCATAAGTCATAACTTGCCATTAATTGCTAAACGCGAAAGCTCCTGAGCGGACAGTCCGGAGAGCTCATCTGGGGTGAATTGATGTGTTGATTTGGTTTCTTGCTGGATCGGACCGCCGTCCTTACCGGTAATTTCTATTTTCTTTTCATAATGGCCTTTAACGATCTTTTGAATTTGATCAATTAGTTTAATGGCCAGCACCACGTTACTTTTTTTTGCCACCAATAAATCGCTCAAAATTTGTAATTGAACAATGTCATTAGCACCAATGATATTTTGTAGTGGTTGATCTAAATATTCCTGTCGGGCCACTTTAAATAGGTCAACGAACTCCTGAGCCAAGTCAGCTCCAGCTGCTTTAGTAGGGTCGTAATATTCCACCTGTTGAGGTGAAACATCCAGATTAAACTTTTCCTTGATGTCCTTCACTACTTCAGAGGGGGTCATAAACTGTGCAAGTGACCGAACTATAAATACTTTTTCTGCTTTTTTAAGCCTTGCCATAAGTCACCATCCATCAAGGAACATCAAGGAAAGTGGGCAAAAAAAATTTAAAACTACCCGATCACACACGTCCCACAACACGCAGCAATATTAGTTTCAGACACAAACGGCGCATTCTTCGCAATTTCCAGTAAACGCTTAACTGACTCATCAGCTCCCCAGCGTTTAGTCTCACCAAAGAACACCTCGACATCATGGCCAGCCAAGTAATGCTTTGGTAAGCCGGTCATATCGCTATAAATGATTTCGCCGTCCTCATCACGTTCAACACCAATATGATAAAGCTCATGCTCAATCAAACGGCAGAACTCACGATCATTAGAGTTTTCGCAAAAGCTTGCGTCTACTGTAATGAGATAAACAGGTACATAGCCGAACCAGTCCCGCATCTGTTGTTCCTGTCTAGCCTTCTTCCAACCGCCCTGGTTAAACATCACCTTTTCACATTGGCCCAGTACCATACGTTTTTTCGCTACTGCCGCAGATGAAGCCCAGGCAAATGCCAGGAAGGTTTCATCATCATGAAGCAGCTCAGCGATATGATCATGATCCGGGTTATGTAATTCACCGCCGAGAGTGAGCCAATTCTTAATAACCCATTCTTTTAATTCAAGGGCGGGTGCCAGCCGGATTGCTTCCTCTTCCTCTGCCTGATCAATCAGATCCGGCGGCGGGAATGGTCTGAACTGTTCCATTGAATGAATGCCTCTTTAAGTGTTTAAGCCATTGGCGAGCATGACTGGATTCTATTTGCAATGGTCCAGCTTCGTTGATCTTGTAACGGCTAGCTGATTCCAAACGTACAACGTTATAACCCATCTCTTCAGCATGATCATAACGATCCATGCTCCAAGCCTTATTGCTCAGTTTTCCCTTACGTCCACCAGACCAAGGTCCGCCCGCTATTTCAATTAATATCCTGTGTTCGATCAAATGAAAGTCGAAACGCCAGTGCTTGGTAGATTTAAAGTGAAAGCATTTTTCAAATTTGATTTCTAAGATATCCAGAATCCGCTCTAGTTCTTCTTGGGCTTCGAGATATTTTTGAGTTGCCTTAGGTAATGGCTTTGCTCTTGGTACCTTTTTTAATGGCTTCTTTTTGGTTAGAGCTTTGTATTGATCTATATCCATAATCATTACCCAATAAAAAACCTCCCGGAGGAGGTTATAAGCGTCAATCAGTTTTCTTGGTTTTTCGTTTGGGCCGAGGGTTCACTTCGCCTGCATCAACGCATAAGGAGTTATTCGAATTCTCAACTTTCTCGATCCCTATGCTTTTGATACCAACTTTAACTGCTGGCATACGCTCACCCTCATTAAATTCGTCTACACCAGCTCCAAACGCTAGTTCCATTTTTGGAACATATAAGCCTTCATGAATTCCTTTATCTTTAATTATTAAAATTGCTATATCTTTAATTGATAGAGAATCATTCTTAGCAGAATGTGACATCTTTCTCTCCTTTGTGCTCAACCTTGTAAGTACTCTCTATAAATTCAGAGGTAGAAAACGTTTTAAATGTATTTTTACCTGCAATAAACTCTAAGTACTCAAACTTTTGATGCAAAATTGAATCAATTCTTCGGAGCTGACTTGAGCCATTCTCTACAAAATCAACATGGTTTTTTATTGCCGATACAATAAAATCATTCATCGATTGCTTCTCTTTCTTAGAAAGAATAGCTACTTTTTTATGAAGTTCAGGATCAAATCTAACGGCAGTTTTTCCACTAAATGATGGATTCGGATCTTTATTGATTTCTTCACAGAACTCGATATAAGAATCAACAGCTTCTTCAAAAGCTGCCTGTATGCCTTTAATTGTTTCGGAATCATATCCTACTGAATCATCAATAAATAAAATTTTTCCGAAAATCAATCCGTCTTCAATACTAACTTCATAAGAACCATAATATCCTTTATAAGTTAATAAATTCTCAGACATTCATTAATCCTCTTTAGGTGACATATATAAAGCTTCATATCGTTCGATAGCTTCCAAAGCTTGATTTATATGCCCACCTTTTAACGTGTTGTTAGGGTGAGGTTTAGAGGTCATGATTACATGTTTATCACAACCTACAAATCTGCAATGCGATGAACCAGTTTTCGTGCGAAGCTCATACCCGTAATGACCAAGTAGTGTAACCAGATCATCCCATGTATAGTCCTTTGGCATAGGTTTACGGCGAAGCTTTTCTAGTAGTTTTTGATGTTTAGACAAGAAAACATCTCCTAACAAAATTCAAGTTTTCTCGCTAAAGTGCCACCAATATTTGGTAGCATATATACATATTAATTACTCTATATTCTAATATCAAGTAATTGCCTATTTATTTATGTATAGCTCATACAAACAATCTACAATTAATGGCTTCTTTCACTCATAAAAAACCACCCGAAGGTGGCCTAAATGTATTGCTCAATTATTGGGGAGTAATAATAGCGACAAATAGATTATTCTCTTCTTCCCAATCAAAATCATAACCTCTGGTTCTGTAATACTCTTCAAGCTTTTCAATTGCTCCGGGTTCAATACTTGAGTATCTCTCTTCCTGCCTTACTATTGAGCCACCGCTTTTTTCTAGCTTTTGATTAATACAGGAGACTAATTCTTCAAATGTAGCTTTATAAGTAAAAACCATTACTAGCTCTCAAATTCTCACTTAAATAGTATTTATATCAAACTTATAATGTAATAAGTATAGTTTGACTGTTTAGCTTATCCGGATACTTATTGGCAGAGTAAAGATATTCCTGGTGCTTCTTGTTTATTTAAGAGTTTTTCAAAAAAGAAACCCCTTGAATGGGCTTAAGCAGCAAAGTTATTTAGGAATTCTTCTTTGGTAACTGATGAATGTACAAAGTATTCGATCTCACCGCCCAACGAAGGAGAATTGAGTGATTCAATTCTATAAGCAGCAACATTAGCCAAGTCAGCACGATTCACACGCTTACCATCCAAATCACCACCAATCACAAGTAATTTCATTTTTAGCCTTCCTTTAAACAAAAAAGAGCGCTCACGCACTCTCACATTTCCCACACTTCCTACACTCTTTCACCCTGAATAGATCACTCTCATACTCCCAGCAGTGGAAGCAGAAGAGCTGGCGTATGTATCGGAGCATTCGTTTATCCTATCAAAAAATCGTAATAAGGCGATTGTTATATTTTAAATATTTAAAAGACAATTGGCGCATAAAAAAAGCCCTTCTTGATTTATATAGACCAATGAGCAACTTAAATGTAATGTATTAAAAAGCCTGCTCCCCTGGTGGGACAAGCAGGCTTAAAGGGATGCCACCGAGTGTACTTCTAAAGGAAGGTCTAGAAGAACATTTAGTATAGAAAAAATTCTCATTTACAAAGTGGGATTTGTGATTCAAACAGTTAATTAATATTAAAAGCTCTTATATGATGATTTAACTACATGAAGCGTCGATGATCTTGTTGGTATTTGAAGCCTTAATAACTGTAATCCGGTTTGGTCGATAATCTTCTGTAACAGCCTCACCTACTCTTGCATAGCGAAGTATCTCTGAATTGGTCATCTTTTTGATTTCCTGATCACTTAAATCAGTTCTCCCTACAAGCTCTTTGGCCCGAAGTGGCAAACACTCATGGAGTGTATCTTCTGCTTGTTTATCTGTTTTTTGTTCAGATACGTGATCAATATCTGACTGGTAATTTGAACATGCACAAAGAACTGTCAGCAAAAGTCCTGAAGCAATAAATTTTTTCATATTTTGGAACTTCACGGTGGGTATTTAGTAAATAGTGAATCATCAATCTGCTTTTAGCTGTTGTGTTCTCTTATGCACTTTTTTATAAAAGTTATCAGATCTAGCTTTTACTGAAGAGTTCTTTCTTTTAAAGTAGTTCACAATATCTTGATAGCCTTCCTCTTTTTCATCCGCTAGAGGAAAGGTTTTTTCTTTCTGGCTAAATATAGCCTCAATCAGATTTACATACCATCTAATAAAGCTTTGGGTAAGTTCTCTATCAGGTATCACACTGAAATCTATCCGTGCTTCTATACCCCATCTTTCTATAGGTTTTAACGTTTTTAAATAGCTTCGAGTAAGAGGAATCTTAATCTCTTTACTTTTAGTTCTGGCTTCCAATTCGGTGAGTAAAAGATTTAAGTCCTTTAACCCATTAGAGCTAAACCCGTATTCTCTATATACTTTTAGATAGGTTTCTTGAGCAAGACGCTGATAATTTTTGATAATAGTTTTCAATGTTCAGTCCATTTACACTGCTTTTAGATGCTATATACATCTACCGGCACATCTGACCAGATATTAAAGATCAATTCTTTATAATCAGAAGGCTCTACGCCTTCCAGCAAGTAGAAAGATTTAATCGTACCATCCTTGTTGATTTGAACTCTTTTATACAACAGGGTCTCTTTATCCTGCGCCGTAAACTCTTCGATAAATTTGAGGATCTCTTCTGAACCTAAATGTGATGGTTCTACCAACTGGCCATTATACATTCCACCGATGTAATAGGTTGACTGGGCTGACATAAGAACCTCTCTTAGACTTTATTGATTAGGAGCGAGCCTTGATAAGGAACATCTGCTTGTTTCGAAAGCATATAAAGCTCTTTCTAATTTAGCCTACTTACAGGTGTTGAAAGTATCTTTTGTAATACCCGAATGTTAAGTTTTTTTAATATTAAAAAAGCCCGCAAATGCGAGCTTTATTTAATGGCGATTATATACAAATTCGCCAAGTTATCACAAATATGCCATAACCCGTATATACAAGCAAGCACTACTTTTTGAGTAAACCAGAAATAAGATTAGGGTAGCGGCCAGAGATAAAGGCTAATCCACACTTGGTATCTTGTTGGATCTGGATAATTGACGTTTCTCTATTGGTAGCAATTTCTCTTACTGACTCATTCATAACAAAGCGTGCCCAAACTACATCCATCCACTCTTGTAATGGTTCACTCTCAATCTGCCGTATATCTAAAATTATTCGTTGAAATGCTCTTGCCTCATTATCGCTTATTTGACAGGTCACTCCACGGCGTACAACTGGTTCTCTAAAGCTTTCATCATTCATGTATTTTGCAATAAGCTGTTCACGTTGCTTTTGATTCAATTTACGCGTGGGCAATGACTTGTAGACCAGCCGCTTAACTTCAGTATTGCCATTCATCCAGGCACCAAATTGACGGAACCAGTCCTCAGTACTAAAACGCGCCCAATCCGTTGTTTGCATAATTGTCACCGCTGCATTCATCACTTAAAGTCCCCTAATAACCTTTCAATCTGCCGAACTGCCAAACCGCTTTTCACTTGCTCTGTACTAAACCGTAAAATCTGATAACCCAGCACTGTAGCCGCGTTATACTTTTCTATATCGTGAATAAACCCTTTACCCCGTGTATGCCTGCCACCTGTCCAGATCCCGCCTTCCACCTCGACTAAAATCTTTGTTCCTGTAATATGAAAGTCTGCTCGCCATTGCCGTTTTGGGTGAAATTTATATTCCTGCTCAAAACTGATTCTGAGTGCTTTAAGATCGCTGGCCAGCTTTGCCTCACCCTCACTTGTAACCCGCTCCCCCTTCACTTTGTTCTGCCGCTTGGCCTTTTTAGGTGTCTTTGTGCCGTATAATTTTCGATACTCAGCCACCGAAATGCTTGTCATTGGCACCTCGCAATGTCACAACCCTTTCGTAGGAGCGGTTTAGATTCTCCTCTACCGACATTCCTTGCTGAAATCCAATTTCTAAAATTTTAATTTGATGTGAAAAATCAAAATAACCTTTGCTGAAAAATCCCTTAACCAATTCAAGCACAGCAACCAGATGGTGTTTTGTGTCGGAGTTGTAGAGTGCTTCTACTTTTTTAAAATCACTTAAAAATTTAAAATGCTGCTTATCAGCTTCTCGAAAGCCCACGCCGATATTTAGCCACTCCCTTGTCACAAGATCAGGACACCACTGCACAATTTGCCAAGTTCCTTTAATCATGACTCACCTCGCGAGGCTTTTTGGTCACCACCCTCGAAGGCAGTGTTTTCAATAGTTTGAGCTGTATTTTCAAGGTTTTGGTCACCCCCCCTTTCCAGCCTTTTCTGCCCACCCACAACCTGTTCCACAATGGTCTTAATGGCCTTAAGCGTTAATTCAGGATCATCACATGGCACAACAAATAGGCTTGCAATCATCTGAATCTTCTTGGCGTACTTGCGAGTATCATCACGATACTTGTTGCGCTCACGATCCAAATTTTCATTAAAGGCCAGCAGTTCCGCATGTTCTTTTTGAAGCTGCTCGAGATTCATTTCCAGGTAGTAATTCACACCCCACCCCCTAATCGAGCATCAGCCCAATTGCATTCGATTGATGCCAAACCGCCATGATTAAGACGAGACCAAAGCCGATCTCCTAAATCATTTTTAAGCTCTTGTAAGGTTAAATTAGAGACAATCATTGATGCCTTATTTGCGTCATAGCGGGAATAAAGAACTTTATGAACTTTTTCTAAGCGCCAGCTTTCACGATCATGTAGCCCATATTCATCCACGATCAGCAGGTCATACTCGCTATAACGGCGTATGGCACAAGGTTCATTGTCATCAGGTCGATAGCGAGCCTCAGCAATATCATTGACCAGATCTTCACTGGTGATATATCGAACCTTCAGACCATGATTGAGCAGCGTACGAGCCGTTGCACAGGAAAGATGCGTCTTACCAGTTCCCGTATTGCCACACATAACGAAATTACACACCTGCTTGGCCATCATTCGTCTGGAGAAAGACACAGATTCTTTTAGTGCATTTGCCTGTGACGGGTTGTCGCTACAAATAAAGAAATTTTTGAAACCTGAATTTTGATGTCTTAAGGGAAGCATTGCACCTGAAAAGTGTTTAGCCCTGACCATTTGATCTACTTGCTTCTGGTGCAGCTCATTGGTTTTTTTCACCAGCGTTTTGGCGCATTCAGGACAGATAATATTCCCTCCCATAACAACCATAAGTACGCTGTGTTCAGCACAAAATTGATTAGTTTTTGCCAAAGGCGTGTTTAACAGAGACATTGCATTCATACGAAGTCCTCTGGAATTTCTACAAATTCAGCCTTACCGGTCATGACCGGTTCATTTTTCCACTTGTCATTTACATTGAGATCAGGTGTTTTGTGGTTTGAGTTCTTTGGTTGAGCAAGAGGTGTTTTTTGCTGACGCTCGATCCACTCAAAGGCTTTACCCAAAATCTGGTTTTTCACCATCTGGTGTTTATGTGAGTAAGCATCTTGAAGTTTGATGATCAAAATATTGAGTTCATCTTGAGAGATTGGTTTAAGACCTCCCATCTGTAATCTTGTATTTACGTCGACCAGAGAGAGATCAAACCGTGAATCTTGATCGTTTGAATTTTCTTGATGCGATATTGTTTGTGTATTTTCTTGCTCTTGCTCCTGTTCCTGCTCCTGTTCCTGCTCTTGGCTTGGAAGGGGCTTGGAAGGGGCTTCGTTTTCTACTGGTTTTTTAGTGGTATTTTCTCGCTTTTCAGTCATGCAAAATGCTTGGCTGTATTTGTTGTAAAAGCTTTCCAGATAAGGGTTTGAAGGTAATGAGTTATACTCGTTTTGAACCCCAATACTGCGCTTATCAGTGTTCTTCAATTTATCGGCGATCTGGAAGCGAGCCATCTCATGCACCCACACCATTTCAGAAGCCTCGTCATAACTACAAAAACCAGCTTCGCAAGCCCATTTAAGCCCCTTCGATGCCCCTTCGATGCCTAGTCCAGTTTCATGGGCGACATATAGAAGAGGCATGTAATAAAGGCCTAACATGTTGGCATGTGGGCAAGTCATTAAGTAAATACAAACTACAATAGCCTCTGGACTTTTTCTCAACTGCTTGCCAGTTGAGCCAGTCCAAAAGTGTGGCGATACTTTTGCATATTCACGCATAGCTTTTAAGCTCCTTTGATGGGACTTGCAAGGGGCTTACAAGGGGTGTAGATTCTTTTAAAAACCTAAGAGACTTAGAAAAATGGCCCTTATTCCACAACAAAATGCTATTGATGTTTATGCATCTAAAGAGGACCGCAGTATCACAATTACTGAAGAAAAAGGTTTTTTTAACAATCAAAATGGTGAGCTTGAAGATGCACACGTGACTATTGATGTTGCACATGTAGACACCATTATTCGCGCCCTTGAAGAGGCCAGAAAACAAATTCTTGGAGATTGATTGCTTTACCCCCTTACTAGCACTTAGTGAGGGTTTAATATTTCTTGCTCTAGCCACAGCTTACTCTCCCATCCTAGGCTTCACATAGCCTCCAAATGCTTCAACCGTTCCTGATTTCACCAGACTCGCCACCACTTCATTGGCCATCCAGTCATTAATACGGCAACGGCGCGCCAGCTGCTCAGCCAGATCAGTTTTTCGTACAGCGGCGTTGTTTACATCCTGATTTCGTACACGTAGATTGTTTTGATTACGCTTAAACAGCTCATCAAGAATTCTTAAAGCCGGATCATAGAAAGACTGTACTTGTTGCAGATGTTTATAATCAGCGTTATTGATTGCAGAGTTCATAGGGCCTCCTGCTGTAATGAAGACACGAACAGAGCTACAGGTTCGACAAAGCAGCGTTTGGCCTTACGACTTTTCAAAAGAGGTTTAGCCATTGAACTGCTTTTATCCTGTTTCAGATCAACAGGTTTGCTATTGCTAGCGAGTTCTGATAAATTCTTTTTCATAATTCATTCATGCCTGTATGAGTTAGAAAAAGCCTGATTTCGCACGTCAGGCTTTTTCATTTTTTACGGTTTGTGTAGTAGCGGTATATTTCTGCATTTGCTTGTAAGCTGCTTGATCAGCCGCTTTAGCAAACTCAATAATTCGTGTAAAAATACCGTGAATCTCTTCATACTCTGCCGGTGTAATCACACCATCTTCATAAGCTTCATAGACTTTCTGGTTGGCCTGCCCGTTACAGATATTTGCCTGCATCATGGCTTCGATCACAGATAACTCTCGATGCTTGTCGCCTTCGCAGCCTGTCGGGATTAGCGCGAGATTCAGTTTGTGCGCCCACACTTTAAGTACCGCCGGGTTTTCTGTGAATTCGAGCATGGCCTCAAATTTTTTAAGACTCGGCTGATAATCCATATTCGGATTGCCGTAATTCAGAACAGTTTTATGAGAGTCGCCCAGTACTTCAGCAATTTGTTTTGCATCAATACCTGGTGTGTGACGGATCATCTTGTACAGTGCAGCTTGTGCTTCTTTGCTAAATTCCATCTGTGAATCCTTCTGTTTATTCACGTTTATAAAAAATGTCTATCAGTTGATAATTTAGTTATGCAGAGAGTGGTTGGCTTCTTAAATAGTTAAAATCCACTTCAGGACATAAGTCATCGCAAGAAATTTCTCCCTTGCTCTCTCTGTCAATATTTATTGCTAAAGCTGCACTACAATTGCGATTGCCGTACATGACCAATTTCAAATAGCCGAGAGACGTACCGCACTTAGCTGCAAAATCTTCTCTATGCTGGTCAGAAGGCATTCTTTTAATGTAGTCAATTAGCGTGGGGATGGGTGTTTTCATTGCTAATCCTAATGATAAACAAATTATCTTTTAATGTTATCTTTTGATAATTTATTTTGCAATAGGCTAATTAGCATTATTTAGGGGCAATTGTTATCATTTGATAATATTGGTTAGCTTATGAATTCTATAGTTATGAATGTGAAAGAAATTCGCAGAAAAAACCTGCGTAACCTTATAAGCAAGCTGATAGCAGATAAAATTTTTGAAAGACAAGATGACTTTGCTGCAGCTGTAAAGATAGATAAAACCTATTTATCACAAATGCTTATGGAACCTGAAAAGAAAGGTTCTAGAGGGGTAAGTGAAGCTAAAGCTCGCCAAATAGAAGAACATCTAAATTTGGAAGATCATTTTCTTGATCGATTAGATGACTCCAGTCCATTCGGTGATAGTAAAGTTCAAAATGGTGTAATCAGACCTATTACTGGTGACGAAGATATAGATTCTCGTTTTGTAATTGTGCCTATGTATGATGTAAAAGCTGCATGTGGAATGGGTTACGAAAATGAAGAAGAACTAATTAAAGGCGGTCTTGTGTTTAAGGAAAGCTTTTTACGTAAGAAAGGGCTTTCATTAGTAATGAATGAAACAGGTATTATCTGCGGTGATGGTAATAGTATGGAACCCACTATTAACCATAATGACGCAGTACTGACGGATCTTAGGGTAAAGACCATTGATGAGGTTATAAGTGGTAAGGTTTATGCCTTTGTTGCTAATAAAGAACTTAGAATTAAAAGAATCTTTAAAAACATCAATGGTAGTTTACGTATCTCAAGTGATAATCCTGACAAGACAACTTACCCAGATGAAATTATTAATAAAGAAGATTTGGACGCTATACAAATTACTGGTTATGTAAGATGGCGTTGTGGGGAAGTCTAATAATTTAAAAAAATTACAAAATTAGCCCGATAAATTATCGGGCTTTTTTATTATCTTTTATATCAATACATTATCAAAATTATCTAAAAAAGATAAATTAATTTATCATTTGCTATTGCTAACAAAATTATCTTTTGATAAATTTATTCTCGTACCCAATAAAAAAAGCCCGCTACTGACTGGAAATCAAACGGGCTTTTCTAACACACGAGGCCATTATGAAACAAAAACCTATTCAGAGTCAAACGACTCAGATTCTCTTTCAAGAACCTACTCAGGAAGAGATGTACGGTAAACCCCGTTCTATCTTCGCTGACCTTTGCACTTTTCTTTTATTGTTAAGCCTGTTCATTGGCTTGGTCGCAATGCTCCGCAGCTGTGCAGATGATGCAGAAACTCAGGCAGTCCAAGCCCATGCCTATAACGCGAAGTTCTCTAAAACTGATTCTGCTTTAGTTCAGGTTGTGGAGGCTCACTAATGACAACTTCTACTCAAACATTTTCTGAATACCTGGGCGGCTTTGAGCAAGGTCACATGACTATGCGTCTTGGCCATACCGTCTACGTTGAACAAGGCAAAGATATTTGCATTGAAGACCGTCAAACCGGTGAGCTAGTAAAAGTCACTCTTGAAGAGCATGTGGCCAAGCCCTGGATTCGTAAAAACTTCGAACGTGAACGCGCATTCCAGCGCCGCAAGGCTTTAGCGATTGGTCTGCAAAAATCACATATTCCTTCATATGACCGCAAAGCATATAAGCGTCGTATGGGCTGGGTTGGATCGAGATAAGGGGAAATATCATGGCGATTAATATTATTCCAGCGGATCAGCCGCTACTGGTACAGGCCATTATTGTTTATTTGTACGCAGATCCGGGCCTAGGTAAAACTTCAATTGGCTTTACAGGCGATAAGGCTATTTCTTTTGACTTTGATAAAGGTTCACACCGTACTGGTGAACTGCGTCGCGGTGCAGTTGTCCAGGTGAATCAGTGGGCTGACGTGGCCAATCTGACTATGCAGGACCTGGAACCTTTTAAGACCATTGTAATTGATACCGTTGGTGCAATGCTTGAAAGCATCAAGACACATCTGATGCTGAATACTACCAACAAACAGAAAGATGGCTCACTGAAACTTAAAGCCCAAGGCTTAGCTAACAATATCTTTAAGCAATATGTAAATACCCTGATTGCCTCAGGTAAAGATGTGGTTTTCATCGCCCATGCATCAGAAGATCAGAATGGAGATCAAGTAATTTACCGGCCAGATCTAGGGGGTAAGAACCGCAACGAGCTATACCGTATTGCAGATGTAATGGGGTATCTCACTACTGTACAAACAGGTGAAGGTAAGCATGAACGGGTAATTAGCTTTAGACCATGCCCTACTCATCATGCCAAAAATGCAGGTGGTTTAGGTGGTGAAACTGGTGAGGTCTGGGTGCCTGATTTGAAAGCAAACCCATCTTTTCTAGCGGATCTGATCAAGCAGGCGAAGGATCATATTAACACCATGACACCTGAACAACTGGCAACGATGAAGGCTCAGGAAGATCTAGACAACTGGATTCAAAGCTGTTCCGAAGCTCAGTATGCCAGCGATTTAAACCAGCTTACTGAGGCTATAGATGATAAGCACCATTATTACAAAAATATGCGTATTGAACTGGTTCGTAGAGCTATGGAACTTAAGTGTAATTTCGATAAACAACGTAATGCCTGGGTAGATCCAGAAGAATTCTTTGGTATTGATGAACAACAACTGGCCGAACTCCAAGACTTCATTGATAAGCGTGGACTGGATGCGAAAACCGTGTGTGAACATCTTGGTATTGATGCACTTAACCAAATAGAAGCCAAACGCCTGTCAGACATTCAAAAAGAAATTGAACAATTAGCAAAGGAAGTACTTGCATGAATATTTTAAATAGCAAAGAAGCGTTTGAAGCAATGATGGCTGGCCGCAAAATTATGTGCCGCGCCGTTGGTGAATTGATAGATTTCGATGATCTGGATCGTTTTCCTGCTACGGTTTTCGCAATGCCAGGCCATGAGTTTTGCATCAAGATTGAAACCATTGATGTGGCTGGTACTACGTTCACCAAGCCTCTAACGCTTGATGATGTTCGTGAAGGACAAGACATTTATGTTATCAACACTTATGGCTCATCAATCTATGCTGTTGAATTTGGAAAAATGACTTGTACCGCACTCATTGATTCTATCAATAGCGGATTTGCACAACGTGATGCTGAAAATGCAAAGCTACATTTACAAGCTTTATCTAAGATTTTAGGCCATGAATTAACTGGTGATGTACGAGTTGTACGACTTGGTGATGAGGAAAAACCTAAAAAGAAACGCTCAACCAAAGTTAAAAATGATGTGGACCAGACCAGCGAGCCTGCTGGTCCAGGTGACACCATACCGAGTATTGAAAAGTCGGTTGAAGCTGAGCCTGTTCAAGTGGCAGAGAAATGGATAGATCCAGAAGAACTGAAAAAGCAGTACTTACTTCGCTTGCATAAGCTCACCACTACTGAAGAAGTAATGCAGCTGCGTTATGAAATAAATCCTGACAATCGCTTAAGCAAAACTCAGATTAATTATTTAAACGTAGCAGCTGAGCAGCAGATTGCAAAAATTGAAAAAGCTGCAGCTGAACAAGCTACTACACCAGCAGAAGAAATTGAAGAAAAGACAATAAGTGTAGATGAGCTCAAGCGTTTACAGAAAGAAGCTGAGGCTTTAATTCAAGAGAAAAAGCAAACTGCTGAGACTACAGAACAGCCTATTCATATCTTCAGCGCCACCAAACGTGACCAGATGATTGAGCACATTTTAAATCTGAACACGACTGAAGCATTAGAAAAGTATGCACCGGCTATCACTGCCGCAAAGCCTTCAATGCATCCTGAGCATCATATTGCTGTACTAAATGCTTACTCAAAACGAAAGGTCACTTTAGATCAGTTGGATCTGCTGTCTACTGATGGAGCACAGGAAGCATGAGATACCAGTATTCCTCTATGACTCGGATTCTAACCGTATACGGCTGCAAGATGGATCACATCTTTACCAATGTCGGCCTGTTTGAAATTGAAGCTCTTATCACTAACGCAAAATTTAAAGAAGCCAACTGGAGAATGTAATGAATTCAGCAGCAGATTTAAGAAGACTTGAAGAACAAAATCATCTTCAGAAAGCTAAACAAAAGGTAGTTGATGCTCTTAACAATGATCCAATGGGGCTATCAATTGCTCAGTTAATGACTGTATGCCGACTGAGCATAAAGACAGTCAAAAATATCTTATCAACTATAGAGGTAACTCAAGAAGATGGGGTGTATTTTTTAAATAATGTACCACGAGTTCAAGTTCAAACTTCGGCCATAGAGAAGCCAGAACCAGAACCAGAACCAGAACTAGAACCAGAACCAGAACCATTGAAAGCCAAACGAAACATACAAGCTGAAATATTGCAGCTATTAAAGAAAAACCAGAATGGTCTGCTTGGAGAAGAGATTATTCAAACTTTAGCTGTAACTGATAAGCAATTTGCCAATGCACTCTGGATGTTAAAAAAGACTTATAGCATTCAACGTACTGGTGTTACTGGATCGTTTCATTACAAGCTTGTTAGTGAAGAAGCACTTTGTAAAATTGAACAGACTTCTACACCGGAAACTGAAATTAAAGCAGAAGAAGTTCAAGAAGAAAAATGGAAAGCTTTTGTTGATATGCCAGTAAATAAAACTGAAGAAAGCCACTCTTTATCAGCTTTAGAAGTTTTTAAGTCAAAAATTAAGACCGTAGTCATTAGCAAAAGTGAATTAACTCTACACCATGAACAGGTTAATAAGCTGCTCACGGATCTATTTGGCTTAGAAAAAATTGAGTGGCTTATCGAAGGTGAGAAGCTGGTCGGCATCCACTTATCCCATGAAAATGTCACTTAAATATTTAGAGCTACTTCTCTACTTAAATAAATAAGTAGAGAAGTTTTGAGACTTAATTTTCTATTTTAATAAAATATTGGTGGTGTGATGGATATTTCAGAAGAAGATTACAAAAAAGCGGTTGCGGTGGTTAGAAAGTGCTTAAGCGGTAGTGTTTCAAACCTTCAGCGAAAACTTTATTGGGGTTATGGACGAGCTGCCTCGGCTATAGATCGTATGCAGGATGAGTTTATTGTGAGCCCAATGTCTGCGTCTGGCCGTCGTGATGTTTACCCCGAAGAAACACATGAGCTATGGAAGGAATTACAAACAGCCAAAGCTCAAGCGGTGCCGAATTGGATTGATTATGAAAAACAATCACCGCACATCAATGGACGTTATCAAATTTTTATCGAAGGTGAGCAAATAGCAGCTGACTGGGAAAATCATTTTGGTTTTTCTTGCCCTATTAGCGGTGAAGCATTAATTCAGGAAAAGATTACTCACTGGTCTGCGCTAGGTGAAGATCCAAAGGAGCCAGCCAATGATTAAAAATTTTGAAGAACAAAAAGTTCGGCTTTATTTGTCGATAGGTTATGCAGCATCAGCTCGCGAAGATAGTGTTTATTTAAAAGATTATATAAATGAGAGTGACTGGAATGCTTTGAATCCTACTGAACAGGAAAATTTCTTGTATGAGGAAATTTTAAAAGATTGGGAGTCAGATCATTTAGATAGTTCAGCAAGTTTAGAGGAGGTACTTTAA